ATCCAATGATGGGTAATAATAATCCAATGATGGGTAATAATAATCCAATGATGGGTAATAACAATCCAATGATGGGTAATAACAATCCAATGATGGGTAATAATAATCCAATGATGGGAAATAATCCAATGATGGGTAATAATAATCCAATGATGGGTAATAATAATCCAATGATGAATCAAATGATGCAACAATTAATGCAACAACAAATGATGCAACAACAGATGATGCAAAAACAGATGAATAATAAAATGAATCCAATGAATAATAATAATTACATGAATCAAAATAATACAATGGAAGGTTTTAATAATGCAGGGGCAATGTCAGATAATGAGTTAAAGTCAAATTTAAATAAATTATTAACAGAGAGAAATCAAATAGATAGTAGTTTAAATAAAAACAATACAAAGTTTAATCCAATGAATTCACCAAATATGAATATAAATATGAATAATAGTATGGATGTAAATCAAATGTTAATGTATCAAAAAATGCAAGAAATGATGTCTGGTAATAATTTAAATTTTAGAAGAGGAGGGGTGGTGGGGCAATCAGACAACGATATATATTTATATAACAATATGGATATTAAAGATTTAGAGAATTATATAGAAAAAATAAAAAAACAATTATTACGGAGTCAAGTAGATTTTCCAACATTTAATGTTCAATTTTTACAAACATTAGAACCAACACAATTAGATAAAATCATAGATAAAATAAATAATTGTATAATAAGTTCTAATGATTTAGAAGAATTTTTAAATGAATCTACTAATCCAAATTATAATATATATAATTCAAAAAAAAACGAATCTATAAATTTATATAAATCTAATACATCTGAGCAAATGCATAATGAAATAAATACAGTAGAAAATCATGAAAATCATTTAGATTTATTAAATGAATCTGAATTAATATTAAATAATAATAATAAAAACAAAATGATAACTGTAACTGAAATCTTAGAACCACCAATTGAAATTAAAAATATAGAAGAAAAAGAAGAAAAAGAAGTAAAAAAAAATAATATAGAATTAATAATAAAATCAGAAGAATATGCAGATAAAGAATATTATAATGATATATTAGTAGAATTAAAAGAACCAATAACTAATATAAATACATTTGAATTAATAGGATATGAATTTAGTAATAAAGAGAAGGGTAAATTTTATTTATTTATAGAAAATATAGAAGATAAACAACCATTTTGTGAGATAGATTTAAATAGAAATATAGAGGAAATAAGTCCAACAATAAAAAAATTCAATCCACCATTACCAGTATTAAAGGAATTTTACATAAAATTAAAAAGAGATGATAAATATGAAGAAGATAATTTATATAAATTAGAATCAGAAGAACCATATAAATTATATGTAAAAATAACTTAAATATTTTTGATATTAAAAAAATTTAATATTAAAAATTAGTATTACCAAAATAAATTTTACGATAATTATTAATAACATCATCAGGTGTTTTATCTTTACATATTTTTTCAAAAGAATCACCATTTAATAATCTTTCAATAAAATTAATACTATAAACACCACATTCAGAATTTCCATACTGATGTCTAATTTTATTATAATCAGCAACTGGATTAATATTATTAGATTTAATATATTTAGCAATAGATCTCATTAATTTTCTAACTTCATGTGTAGGATTAATTCCGTAACTATCATAAAAATAAACTTGTCCTTTTTTTAAATCAGCATATAATGCATTCCAATGTGATCCAGGTTGGTCATGTCTATCTAAATTAAAAATTATACCAATTTTATGTTTATTTTTATTAAATTCTAAATCATAAAAATCATATGAACTAAATTTTAATCCATCTAAATTATCAAAATCTATTGGAACTGCTCCTAAAAATATAAATTCAGGATATTTATCTTCATATTGTTTCATAACAGCATCTATATTTAATGTATTTAACCATGTAAATTTACCATTTGGTCCATCTGGTCTAAATACATTATTCTGTATTCTTCTTCTCATTTCCTTATTTATATTATTTATAAAACTTTGTTCTAACCAACATTGTTGGCTATCACATTGTTTTTTTAATTTTTTACTAAGTTGTTTTAATAAATATTTTTTATATTTTTGTCTATTTAATGTTTCAATAGTATTACTTAATTTTATTATATCATTTGGATATTTATTATTGTATGCTTCAACTATTAATATTAAATATTCTAATGGAATACAAGAACCGTTCTCAAAATTTAAAGCAGGAGAACATCTATTATCATTCTTATGAATAGTTATATCAGAATCTATCGGTTCTGTCATATCATTATATTATAAATTAATATTATTTTTATATTTAAATTTTTATACCAATATTATTTATATATATGTATTTATTATCATCATCATTTAATATAAAACCTTCTATTCTCTTATTTTCATCAAATAATTTACCATCATATATATAATATTGTTTATCTAAATAATTTATTTTATTTAATTTTGTAATATCGTCTATATCAGTTATTTCATTGAAAAATATATATTTGTTATTATTTATTATTCCTATTAATTCTGTTTGTTCATTATATATTCCATAATCATCTTTGTAATATTTAATACTATTGTATTCAAACTGATCTAATACTATTTCATTATTATTTATATCATTATCTATTTCAGTTTTACCATCTATCTCCTCATAAACTATTTTTTTAAACTTATTGATATTTGGATAATGTTTCTCTAATATATTAAATATCCTATTTCTATCTTGTATTAATGCTTCTGTTAATAATTTATTATACTTATCATTAAATGTATCCATTAATTCCTTTGGTACATATTCTGCTATCTTATTATATACACTCAAAAAATCGTTAATATCTGTCATTTTTTTTATTTAAATTATTGTAGTTTTATTTTTGTTTTTCAATTTTTTAAATAATCTGTTTTATTAAAACAGATTATTTAAAAAAGAGTAAAATAATAATAAAATAAATTTTTAATAAAAATTTATTTTATTATTGTTTTTCAATTTTTTAAACAAAATGCAATTAATTGCATTTTGTTTAAAAAAGAGTAAAATAAAAAATATTTTAATATTAATCATCAATAAATAAATAAGTATCAGCAACAGGTTCTTTTTTAATTTTTTTATTATTAATATAATTATTAGTCATATGAGTTTTTTTTTCAATAACAGATTCAATAGGGATAACAATATCAGAATTTTTAATTTCATTTTCAATAAAATTGATATAATTAGAATCAGTAGGATTTTCACATAATTTTTTAACAACTTCCATAATATCTTTATTGTATTTAATTTTTCTGGTTGAAATATAATTTTTTAATAATTTTGCCAATTCCATGTTTTGTCTTAAAATAGTTACATAATTCCAAATTTCTTTAAATTTAGGAAGACTATCATTAAACCATTGTCTATCTCTTTCAATAACTACATTCATTGAATTCTCTAATCTCCAATATAATATTTTATCAAATACATAATCTTTATATTCATGTTTATTTTGTATATCATTTATTGTTTTAGCAATCCATATATCTATTTCAGCAGGGGTCATTTCTATTTTTGGAGGATAAATACATTTAGCCTCTTCATATATAAAATCATTATAATTATCTAAATATTCACTACTATAAATACTAGTTGAAGTATTTTTAGATTTAGAGGAGTACATAAATTCATTAACAAAATTATTAAATTTTTGTTTAGGAAGGATTTGAATAATACAACCTTTTTCAAATCCAAATTGTAAAGATCTAAATGGTTCATCAGGATCAGTATCATTAATAAATTCTTCTCTTGATTGATATTCTCTAATTTTACATTGCCAGAAATCACATTCATCTAATTCACAACATTCTAATTGTAATTGAACTTGAACCCAATAATAAATTGGACATATATTATCTTTAATTGGTCCAGTTTTTTTAATTTCTCTTCTTAATGGACACTTAATTTCTAACATTCTACCAACAAATTTAGATTTATGTATTTTATCATATTTATATTGATTACATATACCATCTGGACTTGCACCTAAAAAACTATATGTTGGATGTCCTAATAATCCAAATTCTTCTACTGTTACATTCATTCTATATTGATAAATCATTGTTGCTATTTCTTCATACTTTTTACCATGATAACAATCTATATTAGTTTTAAATCTATCACCCAATGTTTTTTTTAATAAAAATGTATATTGTGGTTCATATTTATTATCACCTAATACAGTTCCTCCATCACTTGCTGTTATTTTTGAATTTCTCATCTCAAACCATTCTGGTGATCTTTGTTCTGGTAATTTTATTGCTCGTAATTTATCATATTGTATTGATCTTTTATTTATTATATCATCATATTTATCATCTACTTGTTTCTCATGTATCCATTGTGTTCCAAATGGTCCAAATTTTTCATCAAATCTTTTTCTTATATTATATACTTTCTCTATTGGATATTCATATTTATATTTTATTTGTTTTTTATTATTGTTTAATTTATTAAATAATTCCATTTCTAATTGTTCTAATTCCTCTGTATTTATACTTTCATCATCATCTTCTTTATTAATTATTTCATCTTCTTTATTATCTTGACAAATTATATCAATTTGATTATTTAATAAATTATTATCTTTATTTACTATTTTATTTTTTCTTTTAGTATTAAAATATGATTTATTATCTTTTTTTGTATGAATATATTGATTTATAAAAATTATATGTTTTTCATGTCCATTACTATTTATAGTTTTTAATATTTCTTGTTTTATTGAATCTATTTCTATTGTTTCATATATTTTTCCTTCATAATTTATTTTTATTAATTCTCTAATTTTTGTTTGTTCTTTTCTATCTATTTCCATTTACTTATTATTATTAAATATCCTTTAAATTTATTATAATAATATTCTTCTATTTAATTAAAATCAATTTTTTGAAAAAATTGATTTTAATTAAATAAACAAATTATACATAAAAAAAAATAAGAGGATATAATGGATTATCAACCGAATACAATAACTAAAAAGAGAGAAATATGTATGGTAATAGCAGGGTCAGTAGATAGTGGTAAGAGTTCATTAATTGGAGTATTAACTACAGGAGAATTTGATGATGGAAAAGGAAAAGCAAGAGAGAAAATTGCAAGACATAAACATGAAATAGAAAGTGGAAAAACATCAGATATATCAGTAAGAAATTTAGAAATAAAAAATAATAAAATAATATTAGTAGATTTATGCGGACATGAAAAATATCTAAAAACAACATTATATGGAATAACTGGATATTTTCCAGATTATGGAATATTAATTGTATCAGCAAATCGTGATGATTTAAATAAAATGAAAATGATGAGAGAACATTTAGGAATATTATTATATATGAAAATTCCATTTATAATAATTATTACTCGTGTTGATATTGCACCCATTAATATTTATAATGATACTGTTGTATCTCTAAAAAGAATATTAAAAAAATTTAATAAAAAAGTAATTGATTTTAATAATTTAGATAATATTAATTTAGATTCTAAAGAATTAAGAGAAAAAGAACAAAGTATATATAATGATATAGAAGATTGTTGTTATCAAATGAGAACAAATAGTAATATTATACCAATGATATCAATTTCTAATAAAACAGGATATTATATTGAACCATTAAAACATTTATTAGATAATTTAGAAACACGCACAACATGGGAAACAAATAGTGAATTTAATATTCCAATATTTTATATAGAAGAGAAATTTACTCCTCAAGGAATTGGTTTAGTTGTTAGTGGTATTGCAAGAAAAAATATTACTAAAGGTAGTATGATGTTAGGTCCTGTTGATAAAACATTTATACCTATTAATATTTGGTCTATTCATGATAATGATGCTAATCCTATTGATCAATTAAATAATGGACAACGCGGATGTATTGCTTTCCGTATTAAAGATAAAAAAATAGAATTTGGAAAAGATAATATTAAAAAAGGAATGGTTATTACAACACAAGAAGCAATAAATAAAATTTGTTATGAATTTACTGCAATTATTAAAATATTTAATCATTCTACTACTATTAGTAAAAAATATATACCAGTAATTCATTGTGGAACTATTAGACAATCTGCATTAATTATATTAAAAAATGATCAAATATTAAAAATAGGTGATGAGGAAGAAGTTAAATTTAGATTTTTATTTCATCCTGAATTAATTGAACCAAATATGATCTTCTTTTTTAGAGAAGGAACTACTAAAGGTGTTGGTCATGTTAAATCTATTTTACCATTTGTTAATGATCCTAATAAAAATCCCGCTATTATTTAATTTATAATTAGATCCATATAATTAATAATAAATAAAATTTAATTGCAAATTAAATTTTATTTATTATTAATTATATGGATGAAATTATAAATTATTAATTAAATTATAATTAATAATTTATAATTAGATCCATTTAATTATTATTTAATTTATAATTAAGTTTTATAAATTAAATAATAATTATATGGATGAACTTATAAATTAATTTAATTTATAATTAGATCCATATAATTAATAATAAATAAAATTTAATTGCAAATTAAATTTTATTTATTAATAATTATATGGATGAATATAATAAATCTATAAAAACTATAAATTTAACGGTTGAAAAAGCAATTAGGAAATCATTTATATCATGGAATATAAAATTAGATAAACCAATTAAAGTAATTTATTTATGGAAATCAAAAAATTATAAAAAATTAAAATTGCCAATAGTAACAGTTGATTACAATAAATATAGGAGAGAATGGTATGTAAATTATATACCAAATCATACTGATATATATTCTTCTACAATAGATGATATAACTGGACAAATTTCAATAACTAATTCAACATAGTTAAATTAGTTATAGTAAAGTAAATATATACTATTTACTTTATAAAAAACTGATAAAAAAAATAAATAATAAAATTTAAGAATAAAATAATATAAAATAAATAATAAGTATGTTATATCTAAGATGTCCAACATGTAAAACAATATTAGGAAATAAACAATTACTATTTGAGGAAGAATCTAATAAAATATTAAATAGAACAGATATAAATGAAGAAGAGAAGGATAAATTAAGAAGAGAATTATTAGATAATTTAGAAATAAAACGGTATTGTTGTAGAATGAGAATATTAACATATGTAAAATATATAGAAATAATAAAATAATTAATCAAAATTAAGTAGGATAAAATTAAAAACAAAAATCAAAAAGGCGATAAATAATATACATATTCCGATATAGAATAGTCTATTAAAACCAGTAAAAGTATCAATAGAAATATTACCACTTAATGATTCATCAAATATATTAAATATATTATCTTTAGTTTCAATAAGTATTTGACCTAAAGGACGATTATAAATAGGTAATTCTTCCTGAGGTCTATTTAGATCATTTAATTTATCTTGTAAAATTCTATTCATTTCATTATGTCTTCTAATTTCATATTGAGTGAATCGTCTATTAAATTTATCAATATCTAAATTATCAGGACCAGTTTTATGAAAATATCTACCATCATCAGTTAAATGTAAATCATTTCTAGGAGTTGCTTGATCAATATTAATATCCATTTTTATATTTATATTTAATTTATATAAATATAAAAAAAATTTACATAATTGGAGCAAAATTAGTATAAAATTGATCATTTGATTTATTGTGTAAAATATCAGATTGACATGTTAATATATCTGACATATTAGGATATTCTATATTATCTAATGTATAAACTTGATATTGTTTATATTTATTATATGGATGTGTTTTAATAAATTTATCATATTGTTCTTTTGTAATATAATATTCTTTAACATCAACAAAATTATAGTCATCATCTAATACAAATTTTCGTATGTGATGTTTATTAGTTTTAGGATGTTTAAAAAGAGTTAATTGATAAAAAACAAAATATTTTTTTTGTTTAACTTCATAATCTTCAGGTTTTATAAAATTATATTTCATTTATTTATTATAAGATTTTATTTTTTAGATTTTAAATAAACTGATAAGTAAAATCTTTATTATATTTTCCTGTATAATCATCAAAATTATCATATATATTATATCCTAATTCTCCTTTTTCTGGTATTTTTATACTATTATCTAATCCATTAAAAAATATTTGTTCTTTACATTTATGATATATATCATTTAAATATTTATTTAATAATGTTTGTAATCTTAAATGTGATCTATTTAATTTATCAACTAAGTTATTATTTGCATCTAAATTAAATATTATTGATTGCAAACTATTAACACTATTTCTCATATATGTTTTTGCTAAATCATAATATTTTCCTTTATTTTCTATTTTTTTCATTGTTAATTCATATATTTCGAAAAATGAATTTAAATTATCAATACATTCTTGATATGCATTTGGATTATATTTATATAAATCTTGTATTGAAAATACAAAATCTATAATATCTTTATTATCATTATTAATATTAGGTATAATATATTCTTTTTTATGAGAAACAAAATCAGTAGATTTAACATAATAATTTGATAAATAATAGATAATAAAAAATAATATTAAAAATAGTAAAAAGTTATAAAAATTTAATACACGACAATAAATAAATAAAATTAAAAAAATTATGATTGACAAAAATATAATTTTGTTAGAATATATATTTGACATTATATTTTTAATATATAAATATATTAAAAAAATTTGATAAATAAAATAAATATTAGAATATAATAATATTTATATAAAAAAAATGGAATCAGATATGCTAATGGTATATAAATTATATTTACATGATAAGAATATAAATGATGATAATTTAATTAATGAAATAATAAATAATTACAATAATAAATATAGTCATTTAGATTTTGATGAATATTATGATAATTTAAATATTAATGAATTATTATATATTCATACTGAAGATAATTTATATGAACAAGTTAAAAATGATAATATATGTGTAAATGGATTAAATATTTTAAACTCAATACAGGAAAAAGATGATTACACTCCAGTAAATTTATTAGATGAACAACAATTATGGAATAATATAAATAATCCAAATCAGCAACAACAACAACCAATAAATAATCAACCAAATTATTATAATATATTTAATATAATGAATAATTTAATGACAGGAAATATATTAGACATAGTGAATGAAATGTATAATGCACAAAATCAAGAAGATATACCAGTAGTATTAACAGAAGAATCATTTAATAAATTAAATAAAGTAAATTATGAAAAACTAAAAACACTTGTAAAAGATTTAGAAGATGATCAAACTTGCACTATTTGTTTAGATAAATTAAAACCTGAAAATAATAGTGAAAATACATTTTTAATATTACCTTGTTCTCATTATTTTCATCAATCATGTATTAAAGAATATTTAACTAACTATAATTATCATTGTCCTATTTGTAAAGCAGAATGTGGAGAACATTATGCTAAGTTATAAATATTGATTATTATTAAAAAAATTGAAAAAATTGATTTAATAAATTATAATAAACTATAATTTATTAAATAATAAAATATGCTGTTAAATAATGGGTGGATAAAATATAATAAATTTTTATGTAATAAAAACTGTCCATATAGAAAAATAAATTTATGTAAAATAAATGGTAGAGATGATTGTTTTAATAATGGAAAAATAAGTGTATCATTATTTTATAATATAACAAATGATCATATTAAAAAAAAAGAAATTACATATAATTTAACAAAAAAATGAATTTTAATTTATATTACATTATTAATTTTTTAAATAAATAACTTACTTTTATTATACAAAATTAAGTCATTTATTTAAAAAATTGATAATATAATATAAACTATAAAAAATATAATAATATAAGTAGATGGATATTAAAAAGATAGAAGATATAAGAAATAATAATAAAAAGATTAAATTTGAATTAGAAGTAGAGCATTTAAAGAGTAAATTAGGGGAAGATTATAGTAATAAAGAGGATATAATAGATAGAATAAATAAATTAAATAAGATAGTAGAAAATATGAATCAAGAAAAGCCTACAATAAAATTAACAAATCAGAAAGAATTATATGTAATGATGGATAAATATTTATATCAGAAACCATGGAATAAATTAAATCCAATACAAAAGATGATAAAAATAAAGGAATATTTAGAATTAGAAATAAAAATAAAAGATAAAAAACAATACAATGAATTAATAAAAACATTTGAAGAGTATATAAATAATAAGAAAATTAATCAAAAACATGTAATATATAATCAAACAGAGGGAGTAATAGATAATATATTAATATTAAAATTAGAAAATAATGAATATAAAATAAATGTGTAATTTTAATAATAAAATAATAAAAATATTAATTAATGGAAAATAATATAATACAATTAGAGAATAATATTAGAAGTAATTTAAAAAAAATTAATAATTATCAACAATTAGAAAAATTAAAGAATTATTATTATAATGAATATACAGGAAATTATAAAAAAACAGGAGATAGTGATTTTGCCAATTATTTAAATAAAAATTTAGATAAATGTACAGATGAAGAATTAAAATATCTATGTTTAAAATATATTGATTCAAAAAAAGCAAAAAGTATATTATTATTATATGAATTAGAAAATTATAAAGAAGAACAAGAGGAAATGGAGTTAGTTGATTTTATAAAATATACAAAACAAATATTTAGGAGATATCAAGGAAAAGCATCAGGATTTTTAATAGAAGATACTGAATGGAAGATATATACAGAAACAACCAATGAATATAATTTAAAAGAAAATGAAATATTATTAGAAAATTCAATAAATAAATTAGATATAGACAATCATGATACAATTAAATTTTTAAATTTAATAGAAAATAGATTACAACAAAAAACATCAAATATAGATGTAGATATTAGAATTAATAATAATGATGGAAAAGATACTGCATTTATATTGATATGGTTAAATGATAAAACAAAAAAACAAAAATTAGGTTTATAATTATTTTTATCAAAATAATTATAAAAAATTTATAACTTTATAGTTCTATCAATGAATAACAATTTTGTTATTCATTTGCCCTATCAATTGGAAGAGTAATTAAATATTAAATAATATTTTTTTTAACAAAAAAATATTATTTAATATCTAATTTTCTTCCAATTGATGTATCAATAAAGTTATAAGTTTTTTGTAAAAACTTATAACTTTATAGCCCTATCAATTGAAAGAATAATTAGATATTAATAAAAATTAAAATTATATAATTTTAATTTTTATTAATATCTAATTTTCTTCCAATTGATGTATCCATGAATTTTTTAATTTTAATTTTATTATTATGGACTTTATGATGACATTCTTTACATAAAATTAGTAAATTTGCTTCAGAATTCATTAAAACATGTGGTTTATTTTTAACAAAACCATTTTCACAATCTTTTTGAAAATTAATATGATGAGTATCATATTCGCCATTTAAATTTTCTGGATTATGTATTTTCTTATTACAAATTGAACAATCATAAATATATACTTTACTATTATAACGAGATTTTTTATCTGGTAAAATATCATTAGGAAGACATAATATATCATTTTTAATTTCCTGAGCCAATTTCATAAATTCAGAATCATGAATTAAATAATTAGCAACAGTTATACCATAAATAGGTTCTCCTGAACCTTCTTTTAATATTCTATCAAATATTAAAATATTATTCTTTTTATCATATTCTACTGTTAAATGAAATGATTTAACATTTTTTAATTCTTGTATTCTTTTCATTTTAGGTATTTCATGTAAATGAGTTGCAAAAATAAATGATGAACCTGTTTTTGATAATTGTATTATTGTTGCACTAACTAATGCATTTCCAGATATATGTTCTGTTCCTCTACATATTTCATCTCCAATAACCAATGTATATGGTCCTGTTCGTTTTAATATTGCTCGTAATTCTACCATTTCAAGAGCAAATGATGATAGACCTTTAAATAGATTATCATTACCAGATATTCTTGCAAATAGAGAATTATATGGAGTATATTCAAATGAAACAGCAGGAACATACATACCACATTGAGCCATAATAACACTAATTCCAACTGCTTTCATAAATACAGATTTACCTGCACTATTTATACCAAATACTAACATACCATCAATATAATTTTCTGATTTATTTTTACCTAATTCAACATCATGAGGTATATATTCAACATCAGTTTTAATTCTTTCAACAATTGGATGTCTTAATTGTAAGGCTTTAATATAACCATTTTTATTTTCTAAAATAGTTGGTTTAGTATAATTATATAATTTAGCGGTTTTTGCATTAGATTTTAATATATCTAATGTTCCAATAAAAGTTGTTAATTTTTTAAATAAATCATTATATTTATCATGAAAATCTTTTAATAATTTTACATATTCATCTTTTATTATTGTAGAAATATCATATCTTAATTTTATTACTTCATTTGATAATCTATTTAATTCTTCACAAAATATTTTTGTATTTCCTTTTGGTAATTCTTTAAATTCTAAATCTTTTACTCTTAATTTATATTCATTTGTTATTTTAATTTCATTTACTTTCTCTAAATTTTTCTGTAATGCTTTCGCTCTTATTTTTGTTAAACTTAAATAATATCCATCACGATCATTTTTTTTTAATGATACTTTATAATCTTCATCTTCAATATTTTTTTTAAATTTAGTTTTAGTTTTATTATCATCAATATATTTATTTAATTCACTACAAAAATTATCCATAATTTTCATATTAGTATCAATATTATTTTGTAAATTATCAATATTATTAGAAAATCCTAAATTAAAGAAACTATTATCAATATCATTTAATAAATATTTCTTCATTTCATTATAATTAAAAACTTTATCACAATATTCAATAAATATATTTAATTGTTTAATATACATATTATTTGGTTGATATTTTATAATATATTCAGTTGTTTCAGTTATTTTTATAATTTTTTGTATTTCACGATAACTATTTAATAAATTTAAAAATTCAAATGGATGTATTAACCCTAATGAAATTTTTCTATGTAATCTTTCAATATCTAATATACCTTGTAAATATTTCTCAATATCTATATTTTTATTAATTATTTCTTCAACACAATTATATCTTAAAATTAGTTCATTTTTATCAATTAATGGTGTTGTTAGAAGATATTTTAAATATCTTCTTCCAATTGAAGTAGATGTGTTATTAACAACATCAAATAATGAATTTATTTTTGTTTTATTTGTTAAATCATTATTATCTAATATATTTAATTGTTGAACTGCATTATTTCCAAGATTTAAATGAATATTATTTTTATATATTTCTGGTTTATTTAAATTCTTAACAATATTATCATTTTGTTGATAAGCATAATTTAATAATAATACATAACTTGTAATTCCATATATTTTATTTTCTAAATCCAATGCTTCAAATATATTTAACATTGTTCTAATTGGAAATATTTTCTCTAAAAATATCCTTTGATATTGTAATGTTTCATAATTTTTATCTATTTTATCATAATATCTATATAATTTATTCTCTAATTCTAAATATAATATTAATTCTTCTTTACTCTTTGATAATTTACTCTTTTCTTTTCTATATATTATCGTTTCTTTTGGTTTATAACTATTAATAAATCTAAATGCTTCATCTAAAGCATATTTTTCATCTCCATTAATAGAATATGCTTCATGAACAGAAGAAAATCCTGTTGATAAATCAACAACACTCATACCAATACACATTAATGAATCTGAATTTTTTTGTGGTTCATCAATAATATATAAACATACTAAATTATTTGCATCAGGTGAAAAAGATTCTTCAATATAAGTAGCAGGTGAATATATACCAGTTACTTCTCGTTTTGGGTTTGGTGGTGGTGTTACTTGATCAATTACTATAACTGTATAATTATTATTCATTAATATATTTAAAAATTTAGTTAAAGCAACTGATGGGAATCCAGCCATATATGGATTTTTTTCATCTATTTTATCTATACTTTTATCTTTCCTTGTTAATGTTATTCCTAATAAATCACATATCTCTCTTAAATTTGGTCCTCTTGTTTCTGTTGAATAGGCTTCATGAAATGAACCTACTTGACATAATACTATTGTTTTATCTTTCCCATATTGTTTTTCATATTTTTCTTGATATATTAAATAATCATCATGTATTGTCATTATTACTCTTATATACTTTATTGTTTAAGTTTATTAAATTTAATAAAATTTAATAAAATTAATTACTTAATTTATGTTTAATATTATTTTTAATTTTTTTTCTAACTAATTCTTTAATAATTTGAGAGTGTTTATGTAAATCAACCCAACTAATAACATTTTCATTAACAATCATTGATAAAATTTCACGCATCATTTTTTTAGTAAATATATGTTCTCCAATATAATCTACTTTTTTTTCAATATCTTTTGATGTATCTTTTTCATAATTATCACTCTTATAGTCTGATAATTTTGATATTAATTTTACTTCTCCATTTTGTATTATGAAATAATTTAATATATCTATTAAATCTTCATATAAATATTTATCTAATAATTTATAATAAAAATAATTTACTACTCTATCTTGAACTTTATAATCTACATTTATATTCTGATAATATGATATATTTAATGTTTTATTATCAAATTCATTTGTATCAATTCTTAATGATGGTAAATAATCCTTTTTATAATCTATTTTTTCACTAAATAATATTGGACTTGTTGTACTAAATTCAACTCCTGTATATCTTAAATATGGATCAACCACTACATTAAATCCATTTTCACTTGTTTCTGAATTTATATTCCCTCCTCTTTGTGTTGATTCAAAATATTTATTTAAATCATCAAGTTGTTCTTTTTGAATGGTTTTAGATCCATTATGTTTAGGTAACATTAATATTTGTCTAATTTTTCCAGTAGTTTTATTTATTATATAATATAATCCTAATTTTGAATAATATGCTACATATTTTAATATTACATTATTTCCATTAATAATATAATTTTTAGTTATTTCATTTGACATTGTATTTCTTTGTGGTGAAGTTTTAATAAAATTTATTAAAAGTGCATATTGCCATGGGAGTAAAGCATACCATTCATCTTCTTTATCACCTTGAATAACTATAGATTTTATATTTAATTCTGTATGTTCTGACATATTAAATTATTTAGATTTTAATTTTGATATTAAATAATTTTTATAAAACTCTATTGTAAAAATTTTAATATTTAATAAATGTGATGATATATTATTCCATTCCTTTTTATATTTTTCAATATATTTATCCATTAATAAACTTATTATATTTTTATTTACATATTTATTACTAAAATAATTTATTCTTTCTTTTTTATTATTAGTTGTTTTTTTTCTTTTTTCTATATTATATTCATTATCATAGTGTATGTATATTGAAATTAAATTATTAAAAATATAATCCATCCATTCTTTTTTAATTAATTGTATAAAAAATTTATTAATAGTATTATCCAATAAAAAATCTAAATTTGGTCCAAATGAATTTAATGCATTTTCAATTATTCTTGCTTTTGTATATATTGAACTTTCATTATTTAATAACCAATTTATTGTATCATCATATGTGTATATATTGTAATATATTTTTAAAAAATCATTTGCATCATAATCCATTATTGGTATTATAAAATCAATATCATTTATTTCTGTTTCTTTACTGTTTGTTGGTATATTACAATCGTCAATTAATCTTAATTCTGCTTGATTAGTTGTTGGATTTATATATTCATATTCTGCTACTGGACAAAATGGATTATTTTTTGATGTTACATATTCTAATGTAATTGGATGTACTATATATGTTCCTGCTTTATAACATGGTCCTATACATTTTTTACCTTGTTTGCTTATTGGATATTTTTTATCCATTATATTATTTATTAATATATTAATTTTTAACAAAATTAGTATATTATTTTAATAATCTAAGAAGTTCGTTGTAATAATGTTAAATGTAATCCATTTCTAACAACATTAGCAGGATAATTTGTAGATGCAGATAATGGACGATAAAATCCACATAATAAAAAATCAGTTGTTTTAACATATCCAGTCCAAGTTAAAGTTGTATATATTGATATAGCAGGTCCTTGAAAACCTTGTCCTAATGCCAATATTCTTATTTGATTTGAAGTTGTATATGTAAAATTAGGAGTTACATTAATACTACCATTTAAAATATCATTAGTATCTAAATTTAATGTTAAATAAGATATTATTTCTGTTACAACTGATATATTTAAAAAAAATGTTATATTCCATATACCATTTACTGGAACTGTAATTCTTGTATTTGAAAATGTATTACTAAAATGTACAGGATATAAAAAATTTCGTGTATCAGCATTAAAATTAGATGACCATCTAATATTATTATATCGTGCTGTATTATTATAATTAAGATTACTTACTATTCCTAAATTACCTCCTGAATATATTGGTGGTGTTGCTACATAATATTGATAATCTTCTATTGTTGTCCCTATTCCTTTTGGTATAAATAATATGGATATATTTGAATCTCCTCCTAATGCTTCTATTCTTGTTGGTAATCCTGTATTTGCTCCAGTTATACTTAAATGGTTTGTATTTGATGTTCCAAATAATGATGTATTTAATACTGTTAAATCAGTAAAAGTGCCAGTTGTTGCTAATAAATTAGTAGTAGTTAAATCAGTAAAAGTACCTGTTGTTGCTAATAAATTAGTAGTAGTTAAATCTGTAAAAGTGCCAGTTGTTGCTAATAAATTAGTTGTTGATATTAAACCAGAATTAGTAATATTAGTAGTAAATAAATTGGTAAAAGTGCCAGTTGTTGCTAATAAATTAGTTGTAGTTAAATCAGTAAAACCACCAGTTGCCGATAATAAATTAACTGTTGATATAAAACTAGAATTAGTTATGTTATTAGTAGTTAAATTAGTAATAGTTCCATTTGTTGTTAATAAATTATTTGTTGTTAAATTAGTAAAAGTGCCAGTTGTTGCTAATAAATTAGTAGTTGATATTAAACCAGAATTAGTAATATTAGTAAAAGTGCCAGTTGTTGCTAATAAATTAGTAGTAGTTAAATCTGTAAAAGTTCCAGTTGTTGCTAATAAATTAGTAGTAGTTAAATCTGTAAAAG